AACCAAGAACTTCAAAACCAGCAGGTATTGAGGGAATTACAACAGCCACAGGAGCTGAATAATGCAAGTGCTAACCAAGCAGGACCTACAGGAGTGGAATAGCCACCCTGTAACAAGAGCGATAAGTAAAAAGCTCGAAGAACAATGTAAAGAAGTAAGGTCTGAATCGTGTTTAAGAGATACATGCGACCGGACAGCAATGCAAACCGCAAGGAATGAGGGTATGCTCGAAGGTATTGAGATGCTGAACGAAGTCTATGAAGATATGTTATCGGAGGCTTCAGAATGATTACATCAGGCACAATTAGCACATTACTTGCTCAGCAAGAAAAAGAAAAGAACGCATTACTAACACAACCACCCACTAAACCATTAGGTCATTACGTCCTAGTCAAACTTATACCTGTTCAGTTTAAATCAACTGGCGGTATAGTCTTAATGTCTGAATCTGTAATTAAAAAGGAAGAGGGAGCAGGTGACGTAGCTGAAATTTTAGCTTTTGGCCCTATTTGTTATAAAGGGTTTGCTAACTGTGAATCTCCTGAAGATTGGGGTGTTAAAGTTGGTGATATTGTAGAGTTAAGCGGTCGTTATGATGGCAAGAAGTCAAGACTTGCAGATTATGACAATCAACACAAAAGCCTTAGATATGTCGTAGATGACGATATTGTAGGCGTACTTAGTAAAGAAATAGTTAAACAACTTATTAACGAGGATAAGTAAAATGTCTGATGAACAAGAGAATTTAGACCAAAGCAATGAACAAGAGATTGATTTAGTCGCATTAGCAAATGCCGGTGATCAAACAGAGCAACATGAAGAACAGCAAGAAGAAAACAACCTATCTGATTTTGAGCAAAAACAATACGATCAAGGTTGGCGTCCACTTGATGACTTTAGTGGTCCAGAGGATAACTGGAAGACAGCTAAAGAATTCCAACGTGATGGCGAATGGTTAGCTAAATTAAAAGAAAAAGACCAACGATTAGATCGTATTGAGCGTGATTTTGAAGTACGTATTGATAACGTAAATAAATTTAATAAAGCACAAACAGATGCAAAAATAAAGTCCTTACAAGCAGAGCAACGAAGTGCTGTTGATATGTCAGATACTGAAGCCTTTGATTCTGCACAATCTAAGATCGAAGAGTTACAAAAAGAGGACGTACCAGAGCAAGTAGCACAACAACCAGATAGAGACATAGAGGATTGGAATAAAAAGAACCCTTGGTTTTTTGAATCTGGTGAAAAGTCCAATGATGCTAAGGCTTTTTATAATAGTTATGCAGATGCCAACCCTAACGCTACAACGTCACAGGTGCTTGAGTATCTTGATAAAAAGATAAATCAACTTTACCCAACAAACAATAATAACCCTAGACGTAATCAGCCGAATACAACAGAAAACAATACACGTAGAACCAGCAGGCAAAACAAATCTTTAACCATGAGCGATCTAACTAATGACGAGCGACAACAATGGAGCATGTTTGGATCACAAATGTTTACTGAAGCTGAATTTTTAAAAACTGTCGCTGATACGAGGAAAGGATAATGGAACAAGTAAATATTGCTGAGTGCATAAAAAATAAAACCATGAGTCATGCAAAAATGAATAAATATGACTGTCACAAACAAGTTCACGCACTACCAATGAATAGAGGTGCTTACAATAAAGTTAAAGGGTGGGATATACCTAAGGATGAAAACCCTAACGATAATGGGTATTTAGTTGTTTACAATAGAGGTAGTGATGATGAATACGTTAGTTGGAGCCCTAAACATATATTCGAAGATGGATATACTGTAACTGTTGTTCTAGATGGTAACGATGTAAATAACTTCGAACTAAAACTTACCACTTTAATAAATCAAGAAAACAACATACCTCTAGTAACTGTTTACGGGGTTTTAAAGTTAATAGCCGCTGACCTTCTTAATAAAGCGTCAATGGCAAGAATTATGCTGTCAGAGGGTAAAAACAATGAGCAATAACCGAAACGCTAACAAAAACGCACATGATAATAAACAACGCCCTGCTAGAGTACCGTTAAGCGCTGGTAATAAATTACACATACCTGCACACTTAAAAAAAGAAGGTTATTTTTATTACTGGGCTATTGATCGTAAAGGTATGATTGAACAAATGGAAGCAGCCTATTATGAAAAAGTTATCGGTGATGATGACAAGCCTTTAACAGTTCCTGCTGGTGGCGGTGAAACTCATTACGCTATGTGCATAGAAACAAAGTATCACGATGAAGATATAGCGGCACAGCAAAAGCAAAATATTGATGCAACAGCTAAGCAAGCTCAATCTTTAGGCGAAGAAGAGTATGTTCCTTTAGGCAAAACTCATGTTGCAGAAAGAGACATAATTTAGGTATATTTGCCAATATGTAGTAGAATAGGTTAATATAAGTTATTTGCATTATAGAAAATAGTGTAATTAACTTATAAATGATTAGAATAATGAATAAGTGGTCGCTTTTATAGAGGTAAAAGCCAACCCCAAATCATTGGCCAGGAAAGAAACTCCGGATTGATTTGTACAACTAAACGCCCTTAATGGGCTTTGTTTACTTTTTAATTTTGGAGAATTATTATGGCTGGTGGATTCCGCCCCATTCAAGATATCTCAGGTAATTCATACACTGGGAAAATTCAAACTTTCGCCGTAGCTGCAGCGCATACAACGCTTTTAGCTGTAGGTGATATTGTTCGCATTACAGGAACAGCACGAGCTGCCGATGGTCTGGCAGAAGTAGATGCAGCAGCAGCAGCGCAAACCGTAACAGGTCCAATTGTTGCCGTTGACTTTAATATTTCAAACCTAGAACAAAAAGGTTTACCAGCTTTAACTGCTGGAACTGTTAAAGTAGCCGTCGATCGCGATATGTTAATGGAGGCTGAAGCATCTACAACTGTAGCTTTAGTTGATGTTGGCGCTAACGCTGATATTGTGGCAACTGTCGCATCTTCATCTGGTGGATTGGTTAATTCCAATATGGTGGTTAACACAACATCTCCCGCAGCAGCAACAGCACAAATCCGTATTGTAGGATTAAAAGACGGGTTAACCGCTTCTGGTTCAACTATCTTTTGTCGCATCAATGAATCAACTAACAACGTAGTGGGAGTATAATCATGGCTGGTGTAATTACAACAGGCAATATTAGTCGTCTTCTACAAGAAGGCGTAAAGAACGTATTCGGGCAGGCGTATGCTTCACATTCTATGCAATGGAACATGCTTTTTAATACTGAACAATCACAAAAAGCATTTGAACAAGACCAACAATTTGAAGGTTTTGGTTTAGCTCCAGTTAAGCTGGAAGGTAATGGCGTTGCTTATGATAGTCAACAAGAAGGTTTTAGCCCTAAGTTTCCTAACTTAACTTACGCTAAAGGCTTTATTGTTACTAAAGAAGCTATGGCAGATAACCTTTATAACTTATTTGCTAAACGTGCTCGTGCTCTTGCATTTAGTATGCAGCAAACCAAAGAGAATGTAGGTGCTAACGTTTATAACCGTGGCTTTAACTCTGCTTTCTTAATGACCGGTGGTGATGGTGTTGAATTATTTTCACAACTTCACATTAACGGACCATCTGATTCAACTACTTTTAGTAATGAATTAGCTACTCCGGCGGCATTATCTGAAGCATCATTAGAAGATCTATTAATCCAAATCAATGAAGCTACAGACCCCCGCGGTTTACGTATAGCTTTACGTGGTGAGCGATTGGTTGTTCCTCCTAAGCTTGGTTTTGAAGCAGAGCGTATTTTAAACTCTGTATTACAAAACGATACAGGTAATAACGCTATTAACGCTGTTCGTTCAACTGGTATGTTACCGGCTGGTCATATGGTCAATAACTACTTAACTTCTAACACTGCATGGTTTATTAAAACTAATGCACCGGACGGTATGAAATACTTTACCCGTCAAGAAGTTGACTTTGATCAAGATATGGACTTTGGCACAAGCAACGCACGATTTAAAGCTGATGAACGTTATTCGTTTGGTTGGTCTGATCCTCGTGGCGCTTATGCAAGTGCAGGTGTGTAGAAAGCAATAAATAGGGGTGAAAGCCCCTTAAACCTATAATTGCGTTCCTGTTGGGTAAATCACTGTTAGAATCAGTGGCAGCGCTTTGGAGATAAAATGTCAGAACTTTCAAAACTTCGTTTAACTGTAATGCCTAACGGCTTTGCTACATTCATTGTAGATAACAACGCAGAAATCAAAACAGCAAACTACACTGTAGTAATCACAACAGATTCAGGTAAAACAATTATATCAACACTTGATGGTTTTGTTGCTACTCTTCCAAGTATCGCTATTGGTAACACTGTTACCTTCGTGAACATGGCTGATGATGGACAAGCAAAATTTAGCATTAGTCCTGCTGCTGCAGACGGTATTACATACGCTGGTAGCTCTACTGATGATAAAGATATCATTAACACTAAAGCAACATCTAAAAAAGGTGACTATGTAACACTAGCTAGTTTAGATGGCGTTATTGCGTGGCAAGTTGTTGATGCTCGTGGAATCTGGGCTAAAGAAGCTTAAAAAAGGATTTTCTTATGTCTGTTATTAATGGCGAAGCGGGATTTACGCAATTAGAAAAGCTGAATATAACCAATAAGCTACTCATTAAAGGTAGCGAGGTTAGTGCAAGTTTGAATAATCGCGTAATGGTAACTCAAGCCTCTGATTTGTCCGGAACTTTGGATAGCACAAAAGAATACTTTCTTGATGGTATTATTGATATGGGTAGCCAGTTAATAGAAGTACCTCAAGGAGGGTTAAATTTATCCGGTTACAATTTCGATATATCAAAACTAATATCATCAGCGACAAGTTATACAATGTTTACTTCTCCTGCTGGCGGTTCTGGTAACGTACTAGGTAAAGACTATGCTATCGAGGTTACAGGTACAGGATCGCAGGTTTATAATTTAGTAAGTGATACAGGATTTGAAGCTTTTGAATTTGCTCGTATAAATTACAATGACTGTACATCATTAGGATCTATTGACAACTACAGGCAAGGCTTAGAAGTCGGTACTGGTCGCTTTGGTGGAAAACCAGAACTAACACTAGTCGGGACTTGGTTAGGTGGCTACTTTATAGACACGTCAATAGTCAGAAGTTTAGATGATGGTGCTTACAGCTTATTTAAAGCGGGTGCTGGATTTAGTATGAATTCAAGGTTTAGGTCAAATCAAAATATAGATTTACCTGCAAGCGCTTCATTTGTTGATTTTGCCCCAGCTAACTTTGTTAACCCGTCAACCTTGCAGTTAGATGGCTGTATCGTAACCAGAAACGGAGTGTTTGACGCATCAGACGCAAATGTAACTCCTAATGTGTCCGCTAGTGATCTTATTAGTGAATGGATGGGTAATAACGGCATTAATAATACTTTTGTTGGTGGTGAGGGTACGATATCAACAGAAGTAACAACAACAATAACCACCACAGCTACTTTCGTTGATTTAGCGGGTACATTCTCGGCATCTGATTTACAACATTTTGACAGTCCTGCAAACGGACAGTTAAGACATTTAGGCGATTCCCCTAGAGAATACAATGTAAGAGGTCAGTTAGTGTTAGAGTCTGGAGCTAATGACGAGGTGGACTTAAAGATTGTTATATTTAGAGATGCAACTACAAGCTTTGAGGATGGTAAAACCATTCGCAGAGTTATAAATAATCTGTTAGGTGGTAGAAATGTCGCTTACTTTGCTTTGGATGATAATGTTACTCTTGATAAAAACGATTACGTTAAACTTCAGGTAGCTCAAGTTTCTCCATCAACCGATGATATTACAGCAGAGCTAGATTCTTTCTTTATGGTAGAAGCTAGATAATGGATAGATCAAATTAATTAATGAAGTAGGTGAATAGTATGGACAAGTATAACAAAAGTGCTTATCCCTCTGAAGCGAGAACAGCAACCCCTGCAACAGTAGAGGTGGATGATCGTTATGTTAGAGGTATACAGGTAATTATTAATATTACAGCAATTGCTGCAACACCATCAGTAGTGCCAACAATAGACGGTTTCGATCCGTTATCTGAAACATGGTATAACTTATTGACAGGCTCAGCTATCACAGGAACTGGACAAGCGATATTGCGTATACATCCTGAGTTAACAGCAGCAGCAAATCTTACCGCAAAGGATTTTTTACCTCAAAAATATAGGGTTATTATGACTCATGGTGATGCTGACTCTATTACTTACTCGGTGGGTATTAACTCAGTGACTTAGGGGTTAATGATGAAAGGTAGATTAAAATTAGGTGATCATTGGGTAATTAGTGATATCTCAGGCTTTAAATTTCCTGCATCTGAAATGATGAAATTAACCGGTGAACAAGCTGGTTTATTAGTGCATAAATCTGAATGGAATCCTGCTCATCCACAGTTAAAAATTCGTGCGAGAGAAGATGATCAGTCAGTAACAAATGTTCGTTTGCGTCCTGTAGATGAATTCCCAGAACAAATAACACAGGATGATTTATAATGGCAACAAGCGGCAAAGTTTCATTTAATCTAACATCATTGCAAATCATCGAAAAAGCATTTAGTAAAATCGGTGTTAAAAAAGCAGAGATACCCTTAGAGCCTGATGAAGAGCAAGACGGTATTGATACTCTTAATCTAATGATCAAAGCATGGGCAGCTCAAGGCTTACACTTATGGACTAAAGACGAAGGTGTATTATTCTTAGATGTAGGTAAAACAGACTTTAATCTAGGGCCGTCCGGTGATGAAGCCACACAATTAGATGATTTTATAGGAACCAACACCACAGCGGCACAAATTGCATTAACTGTTATTATACCTATTACCTCATCTGCTGGAATGCTGGTTGATGATAAAATAGGTATTGAGCTAGATGATAAGACAAGGCACTGGTCAACTATATTAACAGTTGATAGCGCCACTCAAGTAACATTAACCACTGGTATTCCTTCTCCATCAAAATCTAACAGTACTGTTTTTACTTTTACAGACTTAATAGAGCGACCTAATAGAATCCTATCATGCAGACGCAAAACCTTTGCAAATGATAATGAAATACCCGTTATAACATGGAGTCGTGACCAATACTTTAATCAAGTCAATAAGGTTTCTCAAGGAACGGTAGTTAATTGCTATTATTCACCACAATTAACTAATGGTCGTATGTATGTATGGCAAACAGCTAGTAGTGTAAATGACTTTTTACGTTTTACTTTTGAACGACAATTGGAAGATATTACATCAAAAACTGAAAATATTGATTTTCCACCAGAATGGTTAGAAGCTGTTATATATAATTTAGCCTCTCGTTTATCAGATGATTATTCAGTTCCACCAGTAAAACAACAATCTATTGACGCTAAAGCAAGTCTGTTTTTAGATGATTTATTAGGGTGGGATGAAGAAATGACATCACTTAACTTGCAACCGGACTTTAACTAATGCCTAGAGTACCAGTACCAATACCATTAGGTTTTTATACTTCTGATAGTTTGCCGTTTTCAGCTCAACGCTGTGTTAATTGGATACCTACAGTTGCAGAAGGTCCTGCATTAAATCAAACTAAACTCAGTCAGCCGTTAGGTATAAAAGAGTTTACAGATACTTTAAATCCTCGTGGTCGCGGTAGTTGGCTACTAGATGAAGTACCATTCTTTGTAAATGGAAATAGTTTAATATCTGTATCATCAAATGGAACAATAACTAATCACGGAACAATACCTGGTAGTGGTCGCGTATCAATGGCAAGTAGCGCATTACATTTAGTAATAGTTATCCCAGGGTTAAATGCTTTTGTATTTACTAAAGCAACAAGTACATTAACCCAAATAACAGACCCTGATTTTATAATTTCAGACACAGTAGTATTTAAAGATTCTTTCTTTGTGTTTTCTGCTAGTAACGGATTGGTGTTTTTTCACTCAGCATTGAATGATCCTTTATCTTTTAGCGCTTTAGACTTTGGTACATCAGAAATAAATCCCGATCCAATTGTTGCACTACATGTAAATCATAACGAATTATTTGTATTGAATTCACTTACTACTGAGTTATTTCAGAATGTAGGCGGTGCTGGTTTTGTATTTCAACGTATATCAGGCGCTAATATTCAGAAAGGTTGCTTATCTAAATTCTCACTTATTGAGTTCGACAATTCTTTTTGCTTTGTCGGTGCTGGTGTTAATGAAAAGGCAGCAATATGGAAAGTTACCGGTAGTTCTAGCGCCTCTAAAATGTCTACTGATGCAATAGACACTGAAATACAAAAGTTTACAGAGGATGAAATAGCTAACTCTTTTGCAATGACATTTGCAGAACGAGGTCAGTTTTTCGCTGTGTTCACTTTCGAATCTGAACGTATACCTTCAAGAACATTTGTTTATAACGCCACAGCTTCAGCGTTATCTGGTGGCAAGGTCTGGTTTGAGTTTCAATCAGGATTAAGTGAAGATGGTAATAATTGGCAAGTTGCATCTATTGTAAAAGCATACGGTAAGTTATTAGTGAGCGATTTAACAACCGGTTTAATTGGTGAGTTAGATAAAAACACATTAACTTATTATGGTGAAGCTTATTTGATAGAAGCAACAACACAGCCATTTAGCCAAAATGGTTTACCTGTATTTGCTGGTGAATTAGAGGCTACATTTGAAAGTGGCGTAGGGCTAACTACCGGACAAGGTTCAGACCCTAAAGTAAGGTACTCTTTTTCAGATGATGGAGGAAGAACTTTCTCAAGTGAGTTTAAGCGAGGTATTGGTAAAATAGGCAAGTACGAACAGCGCAGCGTATGGCGTAGGCAAGGAGAATTCCCATTATCAAGAAGTATCAGGCTAAGAATTACAGAGCCAGTGGTAGCTAATTTACTTGGTCTTGCTGCAACTCCTGAAACTGGTACGCAATAATGACTGAAAAAATAATACCACCTCGCAGAGATGAGATACTTTCTCAAAAAGGTATTGGCGAGTTAAGGTTTTTAAGGTACTTAGAGGATAATGCAGATCAAACAAATAACGCTACAGAATTAACAGAAGCTGACCCCTCATCTATAAACTTATCTAATGCTCAGATATCACAAATAAATAAAAAGATAGGCGATATAGTTAGCGAGAACTTAATAACGCAAAATGCGCTTGTATCGAAGCTAAATAAACGTATAGTTCAGCTAGAAAACACTATCTTATCTAACAATCAATCACCACAGATAAGCAAAAAAGTATCGGAACTTGTTAATGAAGGGCTAATATCTCAAAACGCTATAATTTCAAAGCTAAATAAAAAGATAGAACAACTTGAAACCACACTATTAAGCAAGCAAGATACCGCCCTTAATAAAAAGATAAGTCAGCTTGAAGTTGAATCAATGGCCCCTTACTTTAAAACTAGATACGATAAATTACAAATTAGAACAGCAATAATAGAAAATTTAATAATAACTGCTGGAATAGACGTAGCAACAACTTACTCTGTCAATGGAACACAAGTAGTGCAACTACAAGGTGCAAACGTTAGTGACGCAACCGGTGGTACTACTATTGACGCAGAGGCAAGGCTTGCAATAAACGCGTTATTATCAAGAGTGAGGGCTCATGGCCTAATAGCCTAAGTATAAATGACCATTTTATGGTATGATTGACTAAAATTTAAGGAATAAACATGGCAGCTAATAAAACTTTAATCGATGGCATCCAACTTACTGCGAGCGCTGTTGCTTTATATACATCACCAGCTAACGGAGGTGGGACGCGAGTAGTTGCTTTTACCGCTACAAACAACAGTGGAACAACAGAAACTTACACGCTTCATATTGTTGAAAATGGTGGGTCTGCTGATACAGGTAATATGTTAGTCTCTGTTAGGTCCTTAGCAGATAACGAATCAGACACACCATCAGAGATTATCAATCAACTGGTACCCGCTGGCGGAACTATTCAAGCATTAGCATCAACAACGTTAAAAATAACAGTTAGAGCTTCAGGTATTGAATTCTAATGATGGTTAAGGAAACGGTAAACATGGACGATATTAAATCCGTGTTATGCCATCCTGAAATTGAAGATAGAATAACTAGCGACAAAGAAGACAGGTTAACTATTGATACCTTACCACTTAATGAGAATTACAGATATATAGCCGGATATATAAAAGATATTGTTTTCGGGCTTTGCATTTACTGTAAGAAACAAGATGTAACTATAGTTCATTTTCAGGTGCTGCCGGATTATAGAAAGAAATACGCGAAGAAATTCGCAGTAAAAAGCTTAGATTTTAGAGGTAAAAGTCCGTTATTTGCGGTTACCCCTAATTGTTACAAGGCTGTTATTAATTTTGCATTAAATATAGGTTTTGAGGTTTACGGGGTGCATGATGAAGTTTTTACCAAAAATGGCAAGAGTTATCAGCAGACTATAACGAGGTTTAAAGAATGAGTATATTTACAGATCCGCTTGGTTTAGGTGATAAATTAGGTATTAATGATGCCCTTGATGATGCAGGTCTTGGCGCAGCTAATTTTTTAGAAAACCCAGGCACAGCACTTTTTGATCCTGGCGATTTAGCTGGAACAAAAAGCGGATCAGATGCTAAAAAAGCGGCTAAAGAAGGGGCTCAAGTACAGGAAGATGCTATACAGACAGCGATTGGAGAGCAACGTAGGCAATTTGATATAACTACCGGTCAATTATCTTCAGCAGACGCATTTAACCGCAGACAATTAGAGCAAGGGCGAACTAGGTCTATTAGTGCGTTAAGGGGTGGTGCAAGATTACAGAGAGAACAATTAGATCCTTTTGCTGAAGCGGGAAGAGGCGCGCTATCACAGCAGCAAGCACTTTTAGGTTTAAGCGGACAAAGCGAACAAGATGCGGCATTCAATGCTTTTTCTGAAAGTCCAGGGCAGAGATTTATTAGAGAGCGCGCTCAAAAAAGCTTATTACGTAACTCTTCAGCTATAGGCGGTATCGGTGGGGGTAATATTAGATCTGCACTGGTACAGCAAGGAGCTGGTTTTGCCGCTCAAGATTTCGGAAATCAATTTAATAGACTTAGTGATTTAAGAACTTCTGGACAAAATGCAGCGACAAATATTGGTCAAGGCGCTTTAACTACCGGTGCTAATATTGCAAACACTCAATTTAATGCAGCACAATTAACAGGTGCGGGTGCAATAAACACAGCAGCTAGACAGGGCCAGTTCGGTCAAAATTTCGCTACAAATACTGGTAATTTATCAATTGCTGGTGGTCAAGCTAGGGCATCGGGTATATTTGGGCAACAACAAGCAGCAGCACAACAACAACAGCAACAACAGCAATTAGCAACAACCGCAGCCTCATTTTTTAGTGACGAAAGATTAAAAGAAGATATTAAAATTGTAGGTAATGATAAAAACGGGGATATTTATAACTTTAAATATCTCGGAAGTCCTATAGTTTATTCTGGAAGAATAGCGCAAGAGTTACAAAAATTAAGACCTGACGCAGTTAGTTTACATAAATCAGGGTACTTACAAGTCACAGAAGAGTTTAAGCCGGAGGTTATAAGATGCCATTAGTTACAGCTAATCAGTTTCAATTACAGCCAAATACTGCACAAGCTATTAGTAGTGGCTTAAGTCTTGGTAATCAAATACAACAAGCAAGGCTCCAGCCTCAAATAAATCAATTAAGGCAACAGGCTGTTACAGGTGATGCGCAAGCATTAACTCAATTGGCGTCTATAGCTCCAGGAGAAGCACAAAAAGCACAGCAATTTTTATTTGAACAACAAAGAAGCGAAGCAGTTAAAAGTCAACAGAGATTTGAGTCAGTTGTTAGAGGTGCTGTAGAGGTTAAATCTATACAAAACCCATCTAATAAATTAGCTTTTTTAAAAAATAGGAAAGCCGAATTAACAGCTAATAACTTGCCAACATCAGATACAGATGAGGCAATAGCTTTTTATGAATCAGGCGATATTGCTGGTGGTGATGCTTTAATAGATAGAGTGATTAATGCAGGCGTTCAAACTGGGTTTTTAAAACCTGCTAAAGCAGTAAGTTCAGAATCAGCAGCATTTAATGATTTAATAAAAGACTTTACTCCAGAGCAGCAAGTAACAGCAAAAAAAGTTAAAGCTGGGCTTGTGGGTAGAGCAGTGAGTAATGCTGTATTATCCGCAATTAAAAGTGGTGATATTCAGAATTTAGCAGACGCAAAAGCAACAATAAAACAAGCTGAAAAGTTTGGCGAACTAACTGGTTCATCTAGGGCGAAAGCTATCGATTCTGGTATATCCAAAATACAAAAAATAAATGTCGGAATATCAAACATAGATAAGGCTATTGAGTTGGTTAAGGGTGGAGCTGGGACGGGCGCTATAGAGCGTAATTTCCCATCAATAAAGGCCTCAACTGTAGCTCTAAATAACCTACAAAGCACTATGGCGTTAGATGTGATTGGTGCTGTAACATTTGGCGCACTATCACAAGGGGAGTTAGATTTAGCTAAAACCGTAGCTCTTAACACTAGCCTTGATGGTCCTGAGTTAATAGCAGATTTAGAGGCGAGAAAGGTTGCACAGGAGAAGTTGCGAAATTATTTTAATGAACAGATACAATTTTTAGATCAGGGTGGTACTGTTGCCGGATTTTTGAGAGAAAAAGAAAGGCAGTCTACACAGCAAAACAGCCAAGTATTTAATTTTGATGCTCAAGGTAACTTAATACAATGACAATTACAGCTAACCTAGCAGATGGAAGAGTTTTAAACTTTCCAGATGGAACTGATCCTACTGTAATTCAAAACACAGTAAGAGGAATGATTTCTAACACTCAACAACCGGCGGTACAAGATGCAAATATTATTGATAGTGATGCTTTGCCTGTGGATAGTTTACAACCTGTAACACAGGAATTAAGACCAGAACAAGCGGCTACACCAGTAGAACAAGACTTTATACCAACAGAGGAAAATTTAGCTATACCACCAGCAAGACAACCTCAAACGACAGTAGGTCAGGATATAACAACAGGATTAGAAACAGGTGCGGCTATTGTTAGTTCTGCTGTTGCTGAACCTATAGCAGGGTTTGCAGGCTTAATTACTGCGCCATTCGTAGGTATTGAAGAAGCTGTTAAGAACATAGACTCAATAAGAGATTCATTGACCTTTCAACCAAAAAGCGAAGAAAGTAAAGCGCAATTACAATCTATAGGCGAAGTATTAAAACCAATAGGTGAAGCGTTTAGTCAAGCGGAATCATTATTAGGTGATAGTGTGCTTGAAGCCACAGGAAGCCCATCATTAGCGGCAGCCGCACACTCATTACCAACAGCAGTATTGGAGTTAATAGGCGTTAAAGGATTAAAGTCCACTAAATTAAAGGATGTAAAGTTATCTAGTAATATTGCAGAAGCAATACAGCAATCTGCACCAGATATTAAAGCAATCAAAAGCGCTACTACAGCAGCTTATAAAGAGCTTGATGATTTAGGGGTAAAAATTAAACCAGAAGTTTATGATCGTTTTGTTGATAATCTTCAAGCAAAATTAAACAAGCAAGGTCTTGATAAGGATTTAACTCCGAAAGCAACAACAGCGCTAGATAGGCTTATAGAATCTAAAGGCACAGCAAAAACAGCCGGAGAGATTGAAGTATTAAGAAAGAAAGCGCAGATAGCGGCTAAAAGCATCGAATCATCTGATGCTAGATTAGGCTCTATGATTATAGAGGATATAGACTTAGCTCTTGATAAGTTATCCAATGAAATTGGTGGTAAATTCAAACAAGCAAGAGGTTTAGCACAAAGAGCTTTCAAGTCTCAAACGATTACAGATATGATTGAAAACGCAAGTCATACAGCTAGTGGGATGGAAAACGGATTAAGAATTGAAGCAAGAAAAATATTAAAAAATAAAAAGAAACGCCGTGGATTTACTAGTGATGAATTATCGGCACTTAGAAAAATAGAACAAGGAACTAAATCAGCAAACGTTGCAAAGTTCCTTGGTAAATTTGGAATATCAGAACAACAAGCAACTAGTATGCTAGGAGCCTCAATAGGTATAGGTGGTGGTGGCGCTATTGGTGCTATGTTTGGTCCTGGTGGTGCTGCTATTGGAGCGTTAACTGTTCCTGCATTAGGTCAATTAGCTAAGAAAACAGCGCAGCGTATAACTTTAAAAAATACAAAATTAGCAGATGACTTAGTTAGAGCAGGCAAAAACGCTAACGAAGTAACGAAAGCATACTTAAAACACACACCGATATCTGATCGTAGTATTTCAGATTTAACTGATTTATTGTTAGATCCTAATTTACGAGGTGTTGATGTAATTAAATCAACATCAAATAAAACTGTATCTGATGCAATATTCTTCGCTAAAGAAATTAAACGCAGAATGAAACAATCAGCAAGTGCAGCAACAATAGCCGCACCCGCCACATTAGAGGAACAACAATAATGACTAGCAGATTTATACCACCTTTTTACGATGTTGGATCTGGAATTACCCCTTCCAGCGGTAGCCAGTTATTCTTTTTTAAAACTGATGGCGCAACCCCAAAAGATACACATACAACCAAAGCGGCAACGATAGCTAATGCTAATCCTGTTATAGCAGATAGTAAGGGTGTTTTCCCTGATATTTATATAACTGGCGATTACAAGATCACATTAAAAGACAAAAATGGCTCTCAGAAATTTGGGCTTGCTGATATTAATGAGTTTGCAGCGGTAACAGATGGCATATTTATTAAAAACTTCACCACATTAGCGGTGGCTATTGCAGATAAAGGGCTTGTTGATGGAGATACATTTAGGTTAACTAATGATCGCGGTAATTCAGACTGGAATGTTGTTTTATTATCATCTGTAATAGTAACCGTCGGGGAACCGGCATTTGGTAATATTGTTTCGTGGGGTAACAACACAGGTGCAGCAACAGATTTAGCTTTATCTCTTGATGTTAACGGAGAAATAGACCTTGTGGAATGGGGTGTTATTGTTGGCGGGGCTGATAGTCAAGCAGCGCTTCAATCTGTTATGGATTATACAGCTGATAATGATTTAACTTTAGTGGGTTCTAGTGTGATTGTTGGCGTATTACCTATCGTTCCCGCTGGTAGTAATGGCGTTAACTGGAAAGAAAACTTAAACATAGAGTTTAAAGATGTCGAATTTAAATTATTAGGTGAAAGCTTTAATGGTGCTTTTATTTCATCTCCATTAGTTGATCCAGGTGTAGACAATACAAGTGTTAGAACTGACAATGTAAATGTTAAAGGCTTGATTGTTAACTGTAATGATATTGCAGGAGAAAACGGGATAGGATGTGTAGGTGATAATTGTTCATTTGATATTACATATAAGAATGTAAGGCAGCATGCAACTAGAGCGGGAGGTAAAGCCGTTCAGATGGAAGGTCCTTCTAGAAAAGGTATAATATTCCCTAACACATTAATTGTAGATTGTGATATTGGTATTAGTCAACAAGCAGCAGATAATGACACAGCTTTTAATATAACCGACATTGTTTATACTAGTGTTGTTATGCGCAACGTAGCTATACCTGTACTGTTAAATAACACATTATCAGGCACAACTGATCATAGAGGTGATACCCGTAGTTGTAGCTTATTTATACAATCATTAGAGTGTTACAATTGCGGTAAGGTTGACTGGAACAATGTCACAGGTACACCAGGAGGCATGGAAACAGAGGCTGGAATTATACTGAGCGATAGAGGGTTTGGCCTAAGAATTGATAGCCTCAGATTAATTAATGAAACTAGTTACGGGGCAATCGGTGCAATAACTCGCGGCACTATGTTTAATGTTCAGATTAACAATGCAGATATCGCGGCTCCTTTTATTAATGCCGCTCATAATTTTAACTCATTTATCGCGGGTGTTCTATCGTCTGCCGGTGCTGGTGCGTCATTCGCCAATACTTTATTTACTAAAAACATTGACGCTAGAAACTGTGATTTTAATTTGCTTATTGATGATAAACCATCTTCTATAACTGCTGAAATTCAAATTGATTTAATGATCAACACTGATATTGCAAACACGTTAGATAAAGCCACTGTCGGTGGTCTTGTTACAACAAACTATACATCAGCAGCGAATGGTTTTATTGAAGTTAGAGACGTAAGGATTAGCGAACAACAGTTTTTTAAAGCTACAATATCAGACGTTGTTACAAAGAATTTTATTAGCTTGATATCTCCGATGGATATGTATACAGGTATAGCAAGCACCTCAGCAGCTGCTGGAACTATAAGTAAATTTCCTGATGGTACGATGATAATCAGTCATATACATGAAGCGACAACAACTATATCTACAGTGTGGGGCTCGTTATTTACTGGCGTAATTGGACTTCCGGCATACGCACAAGCATTTGTAGGAGACCTTCCTGAAGTTACATTTTTCGGGGAATCAAATGGCGCTCAGTTTAGTATTGGCTCAACTGGCGTACTAGGTACTTTAGGAACACCGCCTATAGTTCTGTTAACTCGTGCCGTAACATTAGGCAGTACAGCGTTTAGAATTCATTATATTGCTAAAGGAAGATGGAAATAATTTGCTTTATTCTAATAATAATCTATAGTTAATCTGACACGTTAGCCGACTATCATCCTTCATTGATAGTCGGCATTTTTTTATTGCCTCCACCTTGTTTTATTTTGCCTAACATCAACGTGTGTAAATCCAACATACAAGCCTATACCGTATTTATTAGGCGCGTGATTATCAATAAATTTATAAACATCGTAGCTATCAGTATCCTTAACAACTATATCAGCAGCTATCCCTTGTTTGTGCTTACTACCATAACTACCACCTATTGCTGTATTATGAAGCTCACAACGACAAGCGGAATTAATAGTTACCGGTTGTCTGAATTGAATTCTAATAAGCTCTAGCAGTTTAACTAACTCAATATCTACCGTAGCAAAACCACAACCACACTTACATGCAAATTCTGAACGGTTAAAATTTTCTGATACTTTCCAAATCATAACTCCCCCTTATAAATAACCTTGATTAATATTTACACATAAAATAACAATGCACATAAAGATACATGGCACTAATAATATTAAGCAAGTTACAATATCTGTGCCTTGCCAGCCGCTTAAATCTATATTACTCATAAGTATCCTTATCGCTCATCCTTGAGCGTTTGTTAAGTTATCGTTGTTGAAAGCCGGTATTCTGATTAAAACCTTGCTGCTGCTGTTGATGCCCGCTTTGTTGTTGTTGCATGCCTTGTTGCTGTTGGTTGTTGTTCTGCCCTTGTTGCTGGTTATTGTTATCTTCAATGATAGAAATCATAACCATATCACTAAGCTTTTCACCTTTATTAGCCGCAAGAACATTCTGTTTTAATAATACACCAGCTAAATTAACGGTTGGATCTAATAACATATACTCCTTACCTTTTTGGCTAACACCAATGATTCCAATATTGGCCCAATCCGCTTTTTGCTGCCCGCTTTGCTTATCTGTGTATTCGCCTACTACTGCGCTTAATCGTTTTGCCATTTTCTTTACTTCCTATTTAGTTGTTTATTTTAAATTTTAATATCTCTCAACCATTCATCAGTTTCTTTTTGTAGTTCGTCTTTTATACTCAACTCTCGTTTTGCAGATGGGAATGGATTTAAATGCCTGATATCTTGAGATTGCTGTCGCATTAACTGATCAAGCCTGCCACTAAGACACTGACTAGCAGCCTGACCAAAACCAGCAAGACCACCAAGACCGCTAAGTATAGCCATTACCCCTCCTTAATATTGTGTTTAATATTGTAATTAGGTAAGCGCTCTAGTATTTCACCGTACATAGATTTCATATTAACAAGTTGCTTTTCAAGTTGTTGCTCTGTTTTATTTTGATAACTATCTTTAACTGCCGCAATTTCTTTTGCTACATTACGCTCAAGTTTAATTTTTTCTTTTTCTAACTCGATATCTTTACGCTCATTGTTAATTTTAACCATGTGCTTGATATCTTCCTCTTCAAGTTTTTTCTTGAGTTTTAATTCTGCTAAATCCTCTTTTAAAATACGCTTATCTTTTTCTAACTGTTTAATTGCTAATTTCAACTCTTCTTTTTCGTTATCTTTCTTTTTAAAAAACATCATTATTGTTTCCTCTGTTATTAATAGTTAATTGTTACCCTTATTAGTGAGGGTAACATAAGTTAAGTTATTGGTTTCTACACTCAATTCCTGCGTTTATAATCCGCATTTCTGTTTCTGATAATTCCGCTCTAGCTTCATCAAAAGCTGAAGTATCACCACTTTCAAATATTGCTTTGTAATCAAAAAACTGTTGTCTAGCTACCTTTAATATTTCAGCAACCTTTGTTTTGTGACCTTTAGGAAAGTTTCTGTATATGTACTGTGATATCTCGTCATTATCTCTGTACTGCTCGATATAGCCCCATAAAACTAATGGTTCGCTATTGTTATCATAAAGAGCGTTGAACTTATCAGAGTACTCTTTGCGCTCATCCTCTAACCCTTCGTTATTATCAGTATTTAAATGATGGATAGCATTATCAAGGCGTTCGATTGTTGGCCAATATTTAGCGGCACGTTTAACTACTGTCTTTCTTGCCATTTCATTCCAGTAAGTTTTCCATGGACCATTCTTAGCTTTAGATGAATTCTGAATTTTAACAATATCATCGTATGACATTTCATCAGTTAGGTAATCACCATGACAAGTTTTAACGGTACAGTAAGCGCCTATCACATTACCTCTATCACCAAATGGGCTGTAAGAATGCGCAGGAGCTTTATCTAAGCCTTGATTCTCGTAAGTGTCGTTACTGTGTACTAACTTACATTGACCCCATAATATTGAGCCTGTGCTCATTGCTAAGTGCATCAATCCCATGTAAGAGATATCAAGACAGACTTTACCGTCCCGAGGAACTAAATAAGCGTGTTTACTGGCAGGATTTAAGCTAATACCAATTGATGCAACATTGATAATTGCACTTTGTAAGCTGTCAGGGTTTTTTGATGCTGTGTCATACAGGAATTTATTACCTTGAAATGCTTGTATTGCAAATTGCTTTTCACTCTCCCATGATATTTTATCGTCAACAATAACAGGTAGAAATAATTCTTTCTGCTGCTCTATATATGTTACTAAATCACTCACACTAACCTCCATAACGTCAATTTATCGACAACTAATGCCATTACATAGCCATCGATACTATCTAAATTACTATCAAGCGTCATAATTTTGGCGCCATCATCAAAAGTAAATTTACCGGTTTCTTTTTTAACTATAATCTTCACATCTAAAGGTGGTGGATTCACACTAACTGTTAAATAATCACTCATCACTCATCCTCTTCTGTATCAATTTCGTGCTTACATTCAACACAGACTAAAATATGTTGATGTAGGTCATCGTAATACATGTTAGCGCTACACTCAGGGCATAATGATTCGTTCTCATTGCAATGCTCAGCGACTTGGTTTGATATTCCGCAACTCATAATATTTAATCCGTTCGTTTCTACTGGTCAGAAACCACTAATTAAGGTGGTGACTGGTGAATGGTTAATTTAGAAGTTAGACAAACCTTTAAGTACGCCTTTCATTGTTTTTAGGCTAGTACAGTGCGCATATTCACGCTTAAAAACTTTATCAAATATTATCCACATCGGCTCAGTCCCTACAGCAAACACAGAGCCAGTTACTTTGTAATATCCTACAAATCTTTTACATTTTGATTCATGTCTATTTTGTATATTAAAATTTCTCATTTGTATTTACTCTCTTTAGTTGATTCGTTTTCGATGAACTAACAATAGACCTTATCAATTTAATAGTCAACTTTAATTTGACATTTATTATAAATAAAGTAAACTTAGTTCAAATCAATTAAACAAGGCAATAATATGAAGCAAGTTAAATTATTAGATAGTGTTCACGCAATGCTAGATAAGATAGTTAAGCATGAAAGGGACAACGGAAACCTTTCATCTAATAAGCAATCAGTAGTTAATGAACTAATAATGGCTAAATATAAAAAGGTGAATAAATAATGAAGGCTAAATTTACTAAAGGGCCATGGGTAAAAGATAGTAGAGGCGAATGTTTAATAAATCCCGATGGTGAAAACATTATTGTATGGGGTTGTGGATTATCTAGCGCAACTAAAACAGATGAAAGAGTAGCCAACGCACACTTAATATCTTCTGCTCCTGATATGTATAAATTACTAATAGAGTTTAAATCATTTGCCGAGAGACAAGGCTGGGATCACGTTCTTATTAACGATGCTGAAAATTTACTAGCTAAAGCACGAGGCGAACAATGAACATAATAAAAAGACTACTAAACGCAACACCAACTGAAATAATATTAGGAGCTTGCTTTCTAGCATGGAGTTATATGTTAGCGGTATCGTTTTTAATTGTACTTAGCAATTAGGAGAATAACAATGATTGTAATATTTAAAAATGAAGAAGGTACGTTTTCACTAAGACCTGCTTATATAGGTTTTATTAAAAACGATTTCATTAGAAGGTCTTTATGTATTTTGTTTTACCCTATAGTTATACTTTTGACTATGTCACTTAATATTTTACAGGTAGCCGTTATCGTTCCGTATATGCTTTTAAGGTCTGTTTATTACCCTATAATTAAGTGTAGACGTATTGATAAAACTGAGATATGGAAAAGACCAAGAACTAAAGCAGATAAAAACTCACGTATGGATTAATTGTACTTAGCGAACAAGGATTATAACAATGGACATAAGCAAACAACAAAAAAAAGCTATCAAAAAAGAATCTGGCAAAGCTTACCTAGAAAAGCTAGCAATAACTAGAAGAGGACAGGCGGTAATGGGTGCTGATGATTTAAGAGATAAGCTAGACATGAGCAAGCTCTTGAATGCTGATGATACAAGTGAACTAGAAGCATTATTTAATACACTTTAAGGATTAATTATGAATAACTACAGTAAAATTAAAGTAGGTGATGAATTGTTTTATAGTAAAGGTGTTGGTATTAGTTACTGGGGCAAAACTATGTACTCTAGAACTTTTTTTATATCGTGCAAAGTTACAAAAGTAACAAAAACACAGTTCACAACAATCTCAGGAAGGTACAGAAAGGTTGACGGATACTGTATTGGTGAAGGTCTTAACATATACAGTATGGGCGATAAAAGCTTTTGGGAAAAGAGAAAAGTTACTAGGTGTGAAAAGTTAGATTTGGCTAACTATGAAAATGAACTGAATATTGTAAGGGATGCTTTATATTTTGATTGGAGCTCAGATAAAATACTTAAAGTCAAAAGATTAGAGGTAGCTCAACGAATTGCAAGCCTACTAAAACAAGTTAAAGAAATAATTAACGAAATATCAATTAAGGATTAATTATGTGTATGGAAAGAGAGGTAGAAAAAGAAATTAACCGGTTAGAATCTAAAATCGCATACCTAGAGAAAACCAACAGATGCTTGGCTAAGTCTGATAAATCGGATTTTATTTGGGTATCATGTGAAGAGGTAGGGGTATTAGCATATATCCATCAAAAAGGAGGATTAAATAAACTCAAGCTAGATTTATATAACTCATTAAAAGACGAGTTTATTAATAGCAACTATTCATGTGAGGCTTTATTAGAAAGCAGAATTCATAACCTGGAGTTAGATGATGGTTAATTATAAAGAACAATTTAAACCGTGGAAATTTAAAAAGGTAGCTCAAAGTGATTGGGAGCTTGGGACGTTTAAACAACTCAAGCAAGCATCACTAGAAGCTGATTTATTCATTCAATTTATGTTATGGGGTTACTGATGATTGACTACTTAAACACTCTAAAGCGAGCACATGACCACCCAAAGCAACGAGGTAGGCAATTTACAATATCAGATAAGATAAAAGCGCTACGGAAATTATCTATACAATATAAACCTATCGAAACTTTTAACAAGGACTTAGGTTTACCATTTAATTCCCTTAACGTTTGGTGTAAACAATTAAGAGAAGGGGCTCTAGGTATAGGTTACAGTGACTTACTAAAATCCTTATCAGATAGAATGTATAAGATGAAAAGTAAACATAGATTTAAAACGGCTTAATTGCCGTTTTTTATTGCCCCGAATAAAGTATAAATAAACTTGACTACTGATAGTTTCTACACTAACCTTATAGTCAGTTAATCAATAAAAGGCTATCAAGTGAAACCATTAACAATTGTACAGCAAGCAATTTTAACTTACATAAAAACATATATTAGTGAGGTTGGTTATTCTCCTTCATTCAAAGATATAAAGGAGCATAGAGGATACAGCTCAGAGAACGCAGTAAGAGACCATTTAATATCACTAACGAAGAAAGGACACATAAACACTACTGACGGAGTTCCTCGTTCAATTGTGGTGCTTACAGAGAATAACGGATGGATAAGTGTTAGTGATAGATTTCCTGAAAAGGATGGTAGATATTTAATAGTTGGTCATGGCGGAAACATAACAACTAGAATGTATTATGTGCATCATGACGATAAATTTTTCGGTGATGTTGTTGCTACTCACTGGCAACCACTACCGCAACCACCAAGTATATAATTAAAAGGAATACGATAATGAAAGAGTTAGGGTTTACAACTAGGGATTTTCAACTGCTAATTAAAAATAGTATGTCAGAAGTTGAAATACATGTAATTAAAGGCGGTTGGATTCCGGCAGATTACAATGGTAAAAAAATAGTAGCTGACTTATTTAATAGTGAAAGAGATATGTATGATCTTTATGCTGACGAATACAATTTAAAAGACTGTGTTGACAGATGGCTTAATGATGAAATATCAGATATTGAAAAGCGCTTAGTTAAACTTAAATTTATAAAGAAAATATCCGCACGTAAAAAGTTTAGATTTATAGATATTCGTCACAATAAAGATTAACCAAGAGAGTAACAAATGATTATATTAATAATCCCAGCATACATAGCATTAGTAACATTTATATTTTATAAGTTAGGAGAGTGGTAGTGAGTGATATAGAAACAGTTTCAGCAACACTTAGTATAGGTATGTGGGTTGACTGCCCTAATGATGAATGTGGTAATTATATAGACCTTTTGGATGAGCGAGATACTGACCATCACGATCATAATGATTGCGGAGACTTACTTCAACAGATGTTTCCTAAACATGGCGATCATAGTGATTTTGAATGTGACGAGGTTATTTGTTCGCAATGCAAAACAGAATTTAACGTCAAAGGTCTTGATTGGTAATTAAACTAGAACAGGAGCAAACCCCATGAGTGAATGTGAATCGTTACTGTGCTGCTCAAAGGCGAAGTATATAGATGATATGGGTAACCTAATATGCCAAGAATGCATGGAAGAAGAGGTTGAGTGTTGGGATGCTGTATATGAAGATTTTGAATCAATAGAGCAGGATCAAACAACCGACAATGAAACTATCAAACAAATACAGCAACTCGACATTTAAACAGGAGCAAATAAAGAAATGAGTAAATTAAAATGTATAGTGTGCGGATCAAAAGCAACAGCAAAGCTAGCTCAGGTATCCATAAAGGCTAGATTCGATTGTGATATATGCAATGGTACTGGTGAGGAATATCTTAGTGATGGTGTTTACGGCAGTTGCGATTGTTTATATGATTGCGGCCCATGGGTAAAGTGCAATGTTTGTGATTATTGTGAACATGTTGAAAGAATATCTACAGTAGAAGCTAATAAGATCAAAGAAGGCATGGTATCAATTGGAGATGCTGAGCTATTTATTGATAAAAACATTTCTAAAATAGTAGATGTAAGAACAAAAAGTAAAGCAGCAAACGATAATTAACATTGCAAAAGGAGGGTAAGACATGAGGATTAAAATTATAAAGCATATTCATTTAGATGATGCGGATAAATGCGAACTTGTGACCAAGGCGAGGGATATAGATCAAGGAATATCAAAAGATGAATACCTTGATTATATAGAGTGTTTTATTAGTAGAGTTATAGATTTACTTGAAAGCGAAGAGGTAAAGTAATATAATAGTTAAGTAAACCGCAGTGTGAAGACTGCTTAGAAAGAAAATGTATGTAGAGGGTATTTAGAATTGTGATCTTTGGTGGGTTTTGTTATCTACTTACTTTCACCCCTCTTCAACAGAGAGAGCAATTTTAAATGCCCTTTTTTGTGTTCGTAATGTGCTTAATACGCCAGCTCAAGTCAGTATTAACACTTATACAAATTACGGACACAACCCCTTTCAAAGCTTCTCTATCAAACTGTCGTCATAAACAATGGATTTTAGATACGATCCTTACTGTTCCTAACTTAGCCATGGAATAGTTGATAAAAGAATTAAACGCTTGGTAAAATCATTTTATAAGATTGGTAGTTAACGGATACTACTTAAACTAACAAAACCGATGAGTCTTAATAAATGTAACCGCTCCTGATAAGAGTTAAAACTATGTTCGATAATATTGTTTATGTATGACTAGCTAATAATAAATTAAATATAGATACAAGGGTAACCAAGTAACCGTATCTAAGAGACAACTATAATTAAAATATAAGGAAAGATAATGAACGATATAACTAAAGTAAAAACAATCTATGTCGTTGGAATTAACGATGCCGATTATATAATAAGCCCAACAATTAATGGTAAGCAGGTGATGTGTCCGTTTTATCGCAAATGGCATAATATGCTTAAAAGGTGTTATTCTGTCAATTACCAAGTCAAGCAGCCCTCATACGTAGGCTGTACGGTATCAAAGGAATGGTTGACGTTCAGTAATTTCAAGGCTTGGATGGAAAAACAAGATTGGCAAGGCAAGCAACTTGATAAGGATTTATTGATTCAGGGTAATAAAATCTACTCGCCAGAAGCATGTTTATTTGTCACTAAGTATATTAATGGACTACTGACTAATTGCAAATCAGCAAGAGGAAAATTACCCCAAGGCGTTTGCTGGGATAAACAAGCTAAAAAATATACAGTTAAGTGCAACGTAAACGGAAAGCCGAAGTACTTAGGGTTATTCGACACACCTAAAGCAGCCAGCGAAGCATATAAAACTTTCAAATACAATTTAATATCAGAAGTAGCGCAACTTCAAGTAGAGCCACTTAGAAGTGCACTACTTAATTACAAAATACTAGGAGAATAGAATGACATTTGAAAGAGATATAAGGTTAATGGAAGTTCATAGCGATTTAATGGAGTCTTTAAGTGTTACTGTGAAAATATCTCATGGTGAAGCCTTACAGGTGACTGTTAATGATCTAGTGTCTAAATACAAATCAACTGTCGAACGTAAAGATAAAAAGCATATTAACGCCTTTAAAACCGTCCTGATGTATTATTTATCAGAGGAAGAGTTTAAAACCATTTTAGACTAACAGAGGACTGATTATGAATATAACTACAGAGCAAGCGGAGGACTTTGCCGATGATATGTGTGAATTTCTTAGGGGATATAGATAATGTCTTGGAGTATCACCACTGCAAATATATACAAGCTAAAGTTATCAGACAATCGCATAGTGTATATGTACTGGATGGGCGTACAAGGCCCATTATTCTATAAAGACGAGTGTGTACAAATTGACATACTAGACTGGCATAAAGATCAATTAATAGTGGATGCGCTAAAGAAGTTTGAAACGAGAGATACAGGGCATTAATTTAACACACAACAATAATACATAAGGACTTGACCGTCCTTTTATTTTAAACTACTATCATATTTAATATTATTTAATAAGGTTATATAAAGCAATGGCTAAACGAGAATGTAAGATAAGTTTGTTTATATCACAAACGGCAAGAGAATTACTAGATTCGGCAGTATTAGAGTTTGACAGCCCACAAGGTAAGTTAATCGACAGAATGATAATTCAGTTTTGTTCCAAGCAAGATAAACCAGCAAGCAACAAAGCGCCAAAATCTAAGCGTAAACAATTAACATACCCTTCAAACCTAGATGAGCAGTTTTTATTTTTATGGGATACCAAAGGAAAAAAAGGAAGCAAACAAAAAGCATACGATAAATTCAAAAAGATGGCAGAAGGACAGGAAGATAAAGTATTAGAATCATTCACGATGATATTAGTTAAAGATATTCACGACAAGAAGCATGAGCCTGGATACCCTGAAAGACATTTATCGGTTTATCTTAACGGCAGTTTCTGGGAGGAATAATGAAAAAATCAATGAGCGAGTTAGTAGCTGGCGTAAAAGTAAATAAAAGCTCTAAATCCAGAGATATCGCAAGAGCTAGTGAATGGCCTAACTGTTGTCACACTGGATGCCCCTTACCGACCACTATTAAAGCAGATAGACCAACTTGCACCTATCACTTTAAAGAGAATGGTTATAGCGCTGAATGTATCACTGAGGCTGTTAAAGAGCATCACGGTTATATTAAAAAGCTTCATCAAATGATTTACTGGGACACTAGGCAATGGAGAGATAAAAAACCACAACTACAAGGCTGGGCAGTATTACCAGCTACAGAACAAGAAATGGAGCTACCAACATTATACATAAAACGATTTCAAAAGTGGATAGATAAATCAATCAAAACTAGAGCCGAAGAAATATACCAAGGCCATTAGACTAAACGAGGATAGAACATGAACAAGGTAATTATAAGAACTAGAGAAGATAAATTAACAAGAATCATGTATAGATTTGGTAATGATTGCGCTATGCAGTTTATTGATAGCGTGGAGCGTGAAGAATACGGCAAAGATTGGGAGAGTTGTTCATATTCTAATGTTAATTATAGTTTAAGTTGCTGGGTTCAATTACTTAAGTCTGGAAATGTTAGCGCTTGCGTGTTTACTAAATAATTTTAAACGAGGATAGATAAATGAACTACGAAAACAAATCAAAAGAAGAATTAATTGAATTGCTAGAAGAATTACAGCAGGAAAATAAAGACCTAAAAGAAGAAATTAAAAGCAATAGTGACGATAATAAATGTTATGAAGATGCAATTTCTTATAACGAAACGCGCTCTGAAAGAGTTTTTTACTCTGGCTATAAATCAGGAAAAGATGCAGGTTTAGCATATCACACAGGTAATACATACGAGAGTAACATTAAAGCATGGTTAAACTTTAAGATAGGAGAAGGAATATGACACCTGGAGATATGGTATATAACGAAACTTACAGAGGTTGCTTAAAAGCTGGTTGCGCTGAACATCAAGCAAGGGACGCAGCAGTAATGACTTTACAAGCTTATAAAAATAATCAGTTTACAAAGGTACATAAATTAATAGCTGAGTCGATAGCAGCAGCTAAGAAGTTAATTGTAAAAAGGAGTAAGAACGCGAAAAACCTCAAGTGAAGAGGCTTATTTAAATTCCAACATCACCAGTTATTCTGGTGGTGGAGTTTTTGGTTTTGGCGCTACATACTTCGGCATTTTTGCCAGCGCTTTTAGGTCTATCATAATTTGTCATTTAAGAAGCCTAGTCTTATCTTGACTACTTCTTGTTGTTCCGGTCCAATAGCTAACAGATTGTAACCATGCTGTTGTTAAGCTACCAAGTAGCATGTAAAGCGTATTCTCATTTGCTTCTGGTACAGTGTCATTAAATAGAAAATAAACCACTATAGCTATCAAAGCGGTGAGCATATAAACTAAAACTGCTGGAGTATAACTATCTTTATGATTACTTCTTGCTGAATCACTAGAAGCAACTTCTAAAGCGAATACATCAATATCAAGTTTCTTCATACCTAGTTTAAATTGATTATCTAATTCTTTAATATTAACTAACTGCTCTGGACTCGCTCCAGTTATCGCCTGTTCAATATCTTCAATGCTAGAATTCTCATCACCTAGTAATTCGCTAGCTAAAAACTTTGTAGCAGCTCCAGCGAGTGGACCACCTAAAGCAGTTGCTAATGTTGGTGCTATTGCGGCTAGTGTATCTTTCCAACTCATAATTAAACCCCTTTAGTTAAGGTAATAATAACATGGTTAGTAAACAATCTAAAATAAGGGTTGCTTTAACGTATATATTGATTATACTTAAGTTAGATTTTAACTATATAGAGATTACACAAAATGAAGAAATGGATTGATTTAAAAAGCTTGTACGAAACAGTTAAAGAATACGCAAAAGAAAACTGCGAAGGCAATATTAATATGGCAGTTAGGCAGTTAGTCAAAAAAGGACTAGAGTCAGAGGGTTTAATATAAAACCCTAAACTCAAGAATAACGAACACAACGAGATTAAATGTAGATTGATAGTGGTATTTATCTCTATTTAATCAAAAGTAAACGATTATAGAAAAGGAAGTACGATGTCACAAATTAAAGATTATGATATGAAACTGGCTAAAGAGTTCGGACAAATAGCTCAAGCGGTTATCTCAAGACCAACAAATATAATTAAGCGTATAGAAAAAGCCAATGACAAAGTTGATTTTTCTAGCGGTAGATTTCAAGAAATAGCTATTGATATTGAGCATATAACAGAAGATATAAGCAGTAAAAACTTTTATTCAATGGAAAGTATAGAAAATATCATTCTTGGTTTGGTTGTTCAATTAAACCGATGTGAAAGTTTTGAGGCTGATTTAGTCGCAGAAGTCGAACATAGAAGCGGCTTACAAATGGAAGTTGACAACCTCAAAAAACAGATAAAAAACTTAATGATGCCGACTAACGCTAAGCGTTCGAGGTAACTATGGCAACCATACATACACTAGATCCCGAAAGGCGATCAAGTAAAGAAAAAGAATTCACTAATAAGCTAATTAATCTAGTTGATGAATTTAAAGGTGAAATGCCACTAATAAGCTTTATCGGCATAATGGAACTGATAAAGCTAGATGTTACTGCTAATCAGAAAGAATTAATTACACAAAAGTAGAGGTGAGCAATGGTTAGCTTTAAATTAGGTCAGCTATTTTTATTAGGTGACAACTGTTACGGGAAAATATCAGGACTTTATGCACAGGGTTTTCATTATCACACACTAGATTTTGATGGCAATTGTATTAGAGGCTGGCAATACATTTTAAAATCTAATTTCAACCTTTTAAAGTAGAGGTGAGTAATGGCAAAAGTAAATATTAATAGTCAATCGTATGAAGTTCATGAAGAAGTGGCTGAACAATTTAGTAAATTCATACGAAAATCTAATGATTCTAGACTAGAAATAGCGGCGCTTAAAAAGCAGGTTAACAGTGCCGTTGAAGCGGTTCATGAAAGTGAGTTCGAAGATATTGGCTATAACGTACTTTGTGCGCTAGGTCAGAACCCATAAAAGTAGAGGTTAACAAATGGCAATAACTGAAAAAGAATGTGAGTGCGGTTGTGGTAAAAAATTCCACGGCACATCTAGAAGAAAGTACTTCAACAACACTTGTAAAAATAGAGTATGGCGAAAGGACAAGAACAATGAACAGACTTAAACAATTAAGACAAGACCACGCTTTTGGCAAAATAAAAGATAGTGATAAAGAAGAGTTTATTACTCTGTTGATAAAAGAAGTCAACTTTTTGACGCAAGAGGCTATGAAGGAGGTAGCTAATGAAAAGGTTAAGCCGTGAATGTTTAGAACTAGCTAATGGAGAGATGGAAAAACAAAAACTCTCTGATGAAAAGTTTATAGTTGAGTTATTAAGCGAAATAGCACATTTAGAGATAGCCAATAACACGTTAATAATTAAGATTAGAAAGATGAGGGTAAGTTGATGAACAAGAAAATAAAAGCTTTATCATGGACTCCTGAAGAGTTAAAAGTCATAAAAAAATACGCAGGTAAGTTACCTATTAATGAAATAGTAATACTAGTAAATAAAGTAAGTACCGTTGTTAGAACTGAAAATGCTGTAGCTGGTGCAGGTAGAAAGAACGGCTTTAAATTTGGATTGGCAGCATGAATACAATAGCTGATTATTTTAGTTTACAAGATAGAGTTAAAGAGCTTGAATACGAACTTAAACGAGTAAACAAGGCTCTTGTTGTTGAGGTTGATAGCAAGAATTATTATAAGAAAAAATATAATAACTCAAACCCAAAAGAGCCAACAAGAGGCGAGAAAGCTCTACAGTTAATTAAAGAGTTAAAATCTACTGACAAACCAACAAGGCTAATTAGAGCTATAGCTAAAAAGTGCTTTCTTAGCGAGGTTTATGTTTCTGATTTGTGGTACAAGCATGATTAAAAACCAGTTAATAACACTATCAACAAGGCAAGACGTTTATCGTAAAATTGATTTGTTTATGGGTAAGAGTCCACAAAAGAAATACGATGTAACTCTTGTTGAGGTCGGTAAAAAAAGACGTATCTCAGCTAACAACCAGCAGCATTTATGGTACGGGCAGATAGACACGCAAGGCAATACAATAAGTGGTTATGCTAAAAGGTTTTGTAAGTACACGTTTGGCGTTCCTATCTTGCTTAATAGCGATAAACATAGTGACTTTTATGAAACTCTATTTGATATGTGTAACTTCTGGAAAAGAAGCTACGAAACCAGAGTTGAGTTAATGGAAGGAATAGAAATAACCAGCAAGTTCAATACGGCAGAGTCTAAAGAGTACATGGAGCAGATGATTTTTTACTTTAACGACAAAGGCTTTCCGATTAAATTTAAAGATAAATAATGGAGAATAACAATGAGTGGTTTTTTAATTATATTTTTGTGGATCCTTGGAAGTTTTTTACTGTGCTTTCTAGCGATTAACTTTATATACACAAAGCTTTATAACTCAATAAAAAACGTTAAATTAAAAAAGATTCTTTATTTTCCTATGGAGTAATTTATGAAAGCAACAATGAAATGCAAAGGTAAGAACTGTAAATCAAAAGGTGACGGAAAGAATCATTCTAAAGAGTGTATGGAATCATACGAAAAATCACGTACAGGGAAGTCATAATGAAAATAGCAATGAGCTGTACATCTACCAAAATTTGTGCAAAGTGTAAAAGGGTTATATACACATTCGAAAAAAGGCTCGTCAGAAATAATGGTGATCATCAACATTTAAAGGTTAGTAATGATAAATCCTAAACCAGTAACACCCTCACATAAAACAAGAAGCGATCAAAAGAAGAGTAAAGTTAAATACAGGAGAAGGTAATGGCAAAACAAACAAAAATAACTAAGTCAGCAAAGGGTGAGGATTGTACTTTGCTGCTAGGTAACTGCTCAGGTAATGAAACTGTAGTGTTATGCCATATTGGAAAAAATAGAGGTATGGGTATAAAGTGCGGTGATCATTTCGCTGTGTATGCCTGTTCAGCTTGTCACGACATTATTGATGGTCGTGTAGGTTGGGACGTTGGTTATCCGTCAATTGCAGAATTAAAGTTAATCGCATTAGAAAGAACTCAGCAAAAACTAATTGATAAGGGTTTGTTATGTCTAAAATAATTATAGGTATTGATCCAGACAGTAAAGCACATGGTGTGGCTATTTATGTTGACGGTAAGCTAAAAGAATTAGATACAATGACTTTAGTTGATTTTATTGTAACTTTAGATAAATGGTACGACACTGATATAACCGTACACATGGAAGATGTTTGCGCCAACAATGCCATATTCAGACAAGGGAACGGGCTTAAAGTTCAACAATCAATAGCTAGACGCTTAGGTATGGTTCAGCAATCACAAGTTGAATTAGAGAGAATATTTGAACACTTTAGTATTATGGTTATCAATCATAAAATATCTAAGATGTGGAAAAAAGACAAAGCACAGTTTGAAAAAGTAACTGGCTGGACAGGTAGAAGCAACGAAGATACAAGGTCAGCAGCTTACTTTGGTTTTCTTGGCTTGAAATGATATAATAAGGAACCTATCAATGAATAAGGAATTAACATGCTTGAAGTTAAAAAGAAAGGCACTGGCGGCAAAACTAAGAAGTAAGTTGTTATGATTGAAAATATAATTGCACTACTAGTTATAACTTCAATACTAACCACGGCCAAAAATGACAGGGTAATAGGGAATTTAGTTGTTTTCCATTACCTTCTTTATATGGTTATAGAGGCATCAGAATTTAGCTTTACTATCGGTAATGTTTATATTGATTTTGAGCTTTCATCTCATTGGTATTTATTTTGTTGCTGCTATTCGTTATCGTTTTTTATGGCTTCTTGTTACTTATTTATTAATAAAAAGGGAGTAATTGTTTTATATGCTATATGGTTACTGTTTGATGCTATATGTTGTGGGCTAATGGCTATATCACAAAGTTTTGAAACAAACGCGCTATTAAATGTGTATAATGACTTACAAGATATAAGCTTATTTGTTGATCTTACATTGGTATTACTAAGCACTGATCACATAATTAAAAGGAAATTTCATAGTGCAGCAGCCTTTATTAATTCTATTAATGATAGTGTTGAACGGTGGTGCAATATGGTTCCTGATACAATCCTTAAGGGTAAAGCATGCCTCACGAAAAAATAGAGAAATTAGAGCAGAAAGCGAACGAGCAAGGGCAAAAAATAAGCCTGCTTGAAAATGGCTTTAATAGTATTAAACCCTTATTTGAGAAGATAGATAAACTCACAGAGGCTATGATACTCAACACAGCAAGTCACAACGAAGTAATTAAGATGCAAGAGAGATTAGCTAAACGGCAAGATGCGACAGAGCTAGATTCTAGAGCGCTACACGATGAGATAGCAGCAGCAAGACCAGCTATTAAACTAATGAATGAGTTAAGTAAGAAGATGATGTATTTCGGCTTGTTTATGTTTGTGCTATCGGTATCGGTTGCGGCTTATGTCATTAAAGGCTAAAGGTTACATATTTAGATTAATGATATCAATAGACCAATTTCTAAACGTTCTATTATTAAATGGTAGTGAAGACCACACAATAAGTGGTCATGTAGGACATAAAGCTTTAGTCACTCACAAGAAACGCTGGCTATACGCAGAAAGATTTATTAACGCTCTATTCTGGTTCGATAAAGATCACTGTAGAGAATCAATTGAATATGACGAGATAGAATGATGAAGCATTTATATAAAATATCAAACGGTGAGTTAATTAGTTCAGCTACGGTTATAGATAACATTCCTGCTGGAATGGCTGTTAAAGAGTCAGATAAAAAAGGCGTATGGAATTCTACAGCTTTAGATTTTTATGAAGTGATTCAAGACAGAATATTAAGTCGAGATGATTATCTAGATTTATTCACTGATGCTGAAATGTTAAGTATAGTAAAGGCGGCAAATACAGATGATATTATAAAAGATAGTTTGGATATTTTAAACTTTCGTGGTCGGGTTCGTATGAGTTCCGAGAACACAATTAACTCCGTAAATTACATGGAGTCTCAAGGGTTACTATCCACAGGTAGAGCGGAGGTTATATTAAATGGCTGATTTTCCCTTATATGGTGGTTCCGAGCAGGTTTCAGCGGGTTTTGTTCTCGCTAATGTCGAAGGCACAGACTTAACTAGTGGCTTAGCAAATACAAAAGGCGCTTATGTAGAGCTTCTTTCTGCTGCTAACAATACATCAAATTCAACAAGTATAGAAGTGGTTTTACAAATGAATGTATCTGGTACTGTAACTGCACAATTGTTAATTGACATAGCCATAGGTGGTGCTGGTAGTGAAGAGGTTATAATACCTAATCTATGGTATTACTCCGACAATAGCTTACTGCATAATGTAGATACAGCATACTTTCCCATTAATATACCTGAAGGGGTTAGAATTTCTGCAAGAATGCAAAGCGACCTAGCCAGTGTTATAGCTCCTTTGCATATAAACTTAACTAATTCAGGATTTCAGCAACCAGCATCATTGTCGGAAGTTGTAGACATAGGAACCGATACATCAATCACTGGCGCGGTGCTAGTGGCGCGATCTACTACTCCAGGTGTTTTTGGCTCTTGGGTGGAGATTATAGCGTCTACAGTAGATGAATATAGCGGCTTTCTAGTGTGTGCACACAGAGCAGCGGATAGCTGGGCCAACACACTTGCATTAGCTTATGACGTAGGTGTGGGTAGCGCAGGTAATGAGGAAATTATAATGGAGCTTTCGTATGCTACACAAGGAGCTACTGAGACAGGGCACGGCATGGTTACACCGTACAAGCCTATAAATATAGCTAAAGGAAGTAGGTTAGCAATCAGAGCAGTAGGTAACGCGAATAACTCTGATTTAGATTATGAATATGCAATATACGGAGTTAAATAATGGCAACAAGTAAAGCGAATGGTTCACAGACTGCGATTATAAGCACAGAGCATACTTTATCCACTATAACTGATGCAGGGAGTTATGTGTTAAAGGTAAACACTAAAAATATGGCTCTTGGAGACAAGTTGACTTTAAGGGTTTACGATAAGATAAGGTCAGTAGGCACTTCAGAGCTTGCTTATATATCTAACTACGCCCATGTACAAGGAACGACAGCTGCGCTTTCTATTCCAGATGCCTCTCCACATGAAATTATATTCTCTCTAGAGCAAACCGCTGGAACTGGTCGTGCTTACGATTGGGAAGTAGTGGAGCTTTAACAAATGAGCTTACGTCATAGAGGTTATTATGTTCCTGCCGATGCTGGTATATCAGTAACAGTAACAGGAACAGCAATACCAACTCAAACAGAAGTTGATATTGTAACTGGTGGTAAAACAATAATACTCACTATAACCGGTGATACTTTCGTAACAGGTACATCAAGCGAAGATGGTATTGCTGCTGGTTCAGATTCAGATATCGCAGCAAGTGGCACAAACTGGGATTCATTAATAAAGACCGCTCTTGATAATACTGATGTTGTTTTATCTGGTGGTGATACTATTGCTACAATCACATTACCAGCATTTGGAACTTACGACATACCAGGAACGGAAACTATCACATGGACAATTCCAGCAGCATCATTAACAACTAGTGCAACTCCTGTAATTGCCACACCAACACACACAGTAACAGCCGTAGTGTCAGGTGTATCAATTCCTGTTATAATGCATTCATACAGATTAAGAAGGGCATAAAATGTTTTTAAGACAATCAACCTCTCAAATTATAAGGTTCGGGCCATTTCTCGACTCTACAGATGGGGTGACTCCTGAAACTGGCCTAACAATAGCTCAAGCTGATATGCAGCTATCTAAAGATGGTGGCGCATTCGCGCAAAAGAACGCAGCCGGTAATGCAACTCATGATGTTGATGGTTGGTATTCAACAACTTTAGATGCTACAGATACAGCAACAACTGGGGATTTTAAAATTCAAGTTAATGTTGCTGGTTCTTTGCCTGTATGGGTAACTTACTTTGTATTAACTCAATCAGCTTATGACGCATTACAAACAGGTACGTTTAATAACTTAGGCGGTACAGCACAAACAGCAGACCACACAACAGCGATTGCAGATATCCCAACAGTTTCAGAGTTTAACGCTAGAACATTATTAGCAGCGGGTTACTTTGATCCAGCAGCCGATACGGTGGCAAACGTCACGCTAGTAGCGACCACAACAACAAACACAGACATGAGAGGTACAGATTCAGCCAATACTGTAGTGCCTCCATCAGTCGCGCAATTTAATGCAAGAACAATCTTAAGCGCTGATTACTTCGATCCTGCAACAGATGCAGTGGCCAATGTAACTTTAGTTGCAACAACCACAACCAATACTGATATGGTATCAGCCGCTCCGACAACTGCGCAAATATGGGCTGAAACAACAAGATTGTTAACAGCCGGAACTAATATAGTTTTAGCTAAAGGTGTGGGAGTGACGGGATTCAATGATTTAAGTTCAGCACAAGTTAACGCTGAAATGCTCGACGTATTAGCAACAGATACATTTGCAGAGGTTACAGTCCCGAGCGCAACAGCTTCAATAAAAGATATGATACATTATACGTTTAGCAGGGTTAGAAACAAAACAACTCAAACAGCAACAACATTAACTGTTAGAAATGATGCAGATTCTGGTAACTTAGGAACCGCAACAGTATCGGATGATGGTACTACCTTTACTAAAGGTGAAGATTCATAATGGCAGTTGATACAGCTACTAAAAGAGCATCAGCATTAAGCTTTGGTATAATAGCCTTAGCTTTAGTCGTACCTAGCGGAACAGTAGACCAACAAGCAAGACAAACGTCAGCTAATACTTATAGTGGCATACTTGCAGACGCCCCAATAGCTAGCCCTGATTCAACATTTGCTGTATTTGGATCAATTCAAGAAAGAGGTCAAGGTGTTTTATCTGCTATAACTGAAAACGGTCAAGGCGTGTCTGCTACTATATCAGCTAGCTTTGCTGTATCATCAACAATACAAGAACGAGGCCAGGGTGTAACTGGCGTAATCAACCCAGATGGTCAAGGTGTAGACGGAGATATATAATGCCAATAAACGCAACAGAGATAGGTAAAATATTTAGATATGCTACAGGCTTTGATATGTCATCATCTACGGCTTTATCATTAAAGTTCGATCATGAGGACGGAGTAACGACTTTTACAGCAACTAATCCAGCAGTAACCGCTCCAGCTTCACAAGTAACAGATCCAGATTTAGGTATACTACCAGCAGATACTTACATGGAATATATAACAACAGGCACGGATTTTACTAAAGGAGGTATTTGGACAGTATGCGGAACTTATACCGATGCTACTCCTAAAAAGTTCTTCGGTGGTGATGCAGTATTTACTGTCGGTGATGAATGTTAATCTATAAAGCCTAGAAATAAACTAAGGGGTATTTGACACATACCCTTTTTAATACTATATTTACTAAAACTAATTTTAATTAAGGTAAAGGCTATGTTAAATTTTAAATTTTTCAATAAAAGTAATACCGAAGAAGTTAACGTAAAAGTTGAGTCTGACGATAAATCAATAAATACAATTAAATTACAAGCAAGCAAAGATTGTATAGAGAGGTATAATCAATCAGTAATAAATAATATAAAGGAAAAGTTACTTTTTCAGTATCAAATTAACGATAACAATTATCTACCTATGGCATTTGCGAAAGAGAGGAACTTGGTTGATGCTATTTGTAAAGATATCGCTAACGAGATGGGGTTGTTAAAAGATGAATAACACAGATAAACTATTAAGAGCTTTAATTGATGCGCTAGGGTTTGATATCAATCGAGAGTTAACTTTAGTTAGAGGAAATCTTGCTAATTCGCTAGGACGAAAACAAAATCAAGAATATGATTTTTTAGGTAATGGTCACTACCAAGAAATAAATAGAGTCAATAATTACAAAGTAACTAAGAAGGAGAGCCCACTAAACGAGCTAGGTAGCTGTGTACCAATGGAGATACAAAGTGAGGCTTGGGGCTCTATTATTAATTATGTTGAATCACACAGTAAAGATATAGAGTGCGGAACTAATGATTACGGTGATTTACTTCCTGTATGGGAATTTATGAATAGGAATTGTAAATGAAAACATATAAAAGCAGCGACCTAACCCATAAACGAGCAGAAGTATTAAAAGAGGCTAAGGCTAACGGTGTAATTATTCAGCAGTTAGAGACTAACGGAGAGGTTAGGCAAGAGTTTGTGATTGTATCTACTGACTCTAAAGGGTTATGGAATATTCAACAAGAATTTCAATTATAGGCTATTTATGAAAAAACTTAGAAACTTCAAATGTAACTCGACCGGTTACACTTATGAAAAACTAGTCAAAGATGATATAATAACTATATTATGTAAGTGTAATTCTAAAGCTATTAGGGTTATATCTGCACCAAAGTTTATTAATAGCTCGTGTGGAAAGAATGCGAGCTGGAGTTAGTTAAAGCTAAACGTTAACTGAGAGGGTTAATTATGACTAAAGAAAAGGTCAAAAAGAAAGGTGGAAGACCTACAGATTACACACCAGAATTAGCTGATAGAATATGTTCACAGTTAGCAGATGGTGATTCAATGCGTACAGTATGTAAACCAGACGCTATGCCAAACAAGGCAACAGTCTTTAAATGGTTGAGAACTAACGAAGAGTTTAACGACCAATACGTAAAGGCTAAAGAAGAATCAGCAGACGCTTTAACCGATGAAATCCTTGATATTGCAGATAATTGTACTAATGATTGGATGGAAAATAATGGTGAAAGCGAAGGTTACAGAATTAATGGTGAGGCTGTCCAGCGCTCACGTCTTAGAATAGATTCCCGTAAATGGTTAGCATCCAAGCTTAAACCTAAAAAGTATGGTGATAAAATACAGCAAGAGATAACTGCGCCCGAAGGTGTGGTTTTTAACATGCAGTTCGGGGGTAAGAAAGATGCTACTTAATATGTTTATGTGCAGGGTTCTGTTTGATATCAATCCGTATGCCTATATATTTCAATTCAGCGTTAAATACAGTTACATAAATGTATAAATATTCACAATTACTGAATAAAGTATAAGATTTTCCCAGTGATATATCCTGAAAAGTGAATAAAAGGTGAATAATGCCAACAATTAACTACATAGCATCACCAACCGGTGCAAGATTTCACGCCTCTGACAAAGTTGTCAGGGGCTTTTTAGGTCCAGTAGGTAACGGTAAGTCAGTGTGTTGCATAAATGAAATGCACAGGATATCAGTATTACAAGAGCCTAACTGTGATGGTATAAGAAAAACTAAGTGGGCTGTTGTTCGTAATACTTACGATATGCTAGAAACCACAACGCTAGCAACGTTCAAGCAATGGATACCTCAAGACGTCTGTTCAATCACGTTAAAACCTATGCGCGGTGATTTAAGCTATCCTTTATCAGATGGAACAAGAGTAGAGGCTAAGTTTATATTCCTAGCACTAGATAGACCTGATGATGTTAAAAAACTACTATCATTAGAGGTTACTGGCGTATTTATGAATGAGTCTAAAGAATTACCTTATGCGGTAGTTAAAGGATCACGTGAAAGAATAGGTCGCTATCCTTCTGTTATTGACGGATATGAAGATGTTTATGATAGCAATGGTAAACTAACCTATGATGCACCAAAAGAACTAGATTCAAATGGTGACATTGTATTAAACGCTGATGGCACACCAAAACTTAAACCTTGTACTCGTAAATCCTTACTAATGGATACCAACCCACCAGAAGATGACCATTGGTGGTATCAACTAGCTGAAGATGGATGTTTACGATCTAACCAAACCAAAGAAGCTAAACGCGCAGTATCAGAAATATTCGACTTCTTTCGCGGTGTATCTCCATTCACAAAGCAAGGTGATAAATACATAGATAACCCTAAAGCTGAAAACATTAAGTTTTTACCTGGAGGGTTTAAATACTATCGCGATATGTTAGCCGGTAATACTGAAGACCATATTAACGTAATGGTTATGGGTAACTACGGCACGATTAAAGATGGTAAGCCTGTCTACCCACAATATAACGATAGAATACATTGCCCTGAAAAAGCTTTAGGTGTCATCGAAGACTTACCAATTGGCTTGGGTTGGGATGGTGGGTTAACTCCTTCATGCATTATAGGCCAACAAACTAAACGAGGTCAGTTAAGAGTTATCGCTGAGCTAACCAGTGAAGATATGGGTGTTAGGCAATTTGCAAGAGATATTGTTAAGCCATTCTTACAAAGAAACTTTTACGGTATAGAAATAGCATTTAGTTACATTGATCCTGCAGGCAAAGGTAGAGGTGAAGCAGAAGCTAAAAGCGCTATGGGTATTCTTAACGATGATTACATAGAAGATAATGAAGACGGTGATATTATCCAACCTCTTAATCTAGGTTTTGAAACTGAACCAGCTCCAACCAATGACCCTACTAAACGAATAGATGCAGTAAACTCTTATATTATTAAATTAGTCGATGGTGAACCTGGATACCTAGTTAGTCGTAAATGCCCTATGATTAGAAAGGGCAAGATAGGCGGATATCAATACAAGCGAGTTCAAATGTCAGGTGAGGCTAGATACAAAGATAAACCTGATAAAAACAAATACTCACATCCAGCAGATGCAGAGCAATACATGGCTTTAGGTTTTGCTGGCGGGTATGTGTTACAATCTGAAGAAGATTTTGACGATGATTATGATGACTTTAACGAAGTTGGTGTGATGGGATATTAATAATGGCTGAACCAATTATAGAACTAGTACAAGAAGAAAAGGAAACAAGTAAAGAAGGTGTTAATCTTCTCGCTAGTTACTTTGATGTTGCAGTAACAGTTACACAGGACGGTGATAGAGCATCATTTATACCTAAAGCTAACATTGCTGATATGTTTGATAACAATACATTGATGGAAATTGGCTCTAATGTTATGGATGGTTTCGATGCTGACCTTGAGTCGATGGAAGAATGGTCTGACTTTGTAGAGATTGGCTTAGAGTTAGTTAAACAAGAAAAGACAGCTAAATCCACCCCTTGGGAAGGAGCTAGCAATTTTAAATCACCTACCCTTATGCAAGCTGCACTTAAATTTAGTGACCGAGCATCAACCGAGTTACTAAGACAAGAAGATATAGCAAAGACTGCTGTTATCGGCAAAGATACACAAGGTTTAAAGGCAGAACAAGCTGAACGTGTTGCTGAATACTCTAACTATCAATTAAACGTTGAAATGGAAGAGTGGCGAGATGAACATGAAAAGTTGCTTTATCAATTACCTTATGACGGTTGCGCATTTAAGAAAACATTCTTCGATCATAGATTAGGCCGTCCAGTATCAAACGTAATAATTCACCCTAACTTTGTAGTAAATAACGATGCTGATAGTATTACTCGTTTACGTAGATTTAGTGAAATCATTGAACTATCTAAAAACGAAGTATTAGAAAGACAAAACCAAGGTATCTGGTTAGATGTTGAGATATCTTTCGGTAATAGCTCAGAAGAAGACAGCACAGACAATGAAGCTGATGCAGATGAAATGACAACTTTTATTGAGCAGCAAGGTTATTTTGATTTAGATGGTGACGGATACGAAGAACCCTATACATTTGTAGTTGAACAGAATTCTCGTCAAGTTATGCGTATAACGCCAAGATTTGAGCCCTCTGATGTATTAATTAAAGACGAACAGAACAAACGAGCTGCTAAGTTATCAGACTTATTAAGCGCTGAAGGGTTACCACAAACAAGTGGTAATCGTGAAGTAGTAAGAATAAAGCCAGTTAATAATATTACTAAGTATGGTTTCTTACGTGATCCGGAAGGTGGATTTTTAGATGTAGGTTACTCTTACATACTAGGTGCTTTAACATCTGGCATCAATGCTACTACAAACCAATTAGTCGATGCTGGTACTTTATCAAACAGACAAGGTGGCTGGTTAGCTAAAGGCTTTAGGCGCAAGATGGGTAATTCATCCTTTAAGCCTGGAGAGTGGAAACAAACAGGTATATCTGCGCAAGACTTACATAGTGGTGTCGTGCCATTACCAGTTAAAGAACCAAGCCAAACATTATTTGCATTGATGCAGTTTATGATTAGCTCATCGCAAGAATTATCAGCATCTGCAGACTTGTCAAAAGCATTAGGCGCAAACGCACCAGCTACAACAACACTTGCATTAGTTCAAGAGCAACAGCAATCAGCAGGTGCTATTATATTGCGTATTTATCGATCAATGACAGCGGAGTTTAATAAGCTATTTGTATTGAATTCTAAGTTTTTAGATCCTCAAGAATACCAAGAAGTACTAGACGATCCAGAAGCTAACTTTGAAACTGATTTTAATTTACGCACAATGAATATAACTCCTGTTGCTAACCCTGAAATATCTAGTAAAATACAACGCATCCAACAAGCACAAGCTGAACTTAGTCAAGTTGAATTAGTTGCTAGTGTTGGCGGTAATGCAATGATAATTGTTAAGAACTTTTTTAAGTCTATAGGTGCACAGGATATTGATGAAATATTCCCAGACTTAGGACCACAAGAACAGTTACAAAAACTATTATCTGAGAATCCAGACTTAGCTGAACTAATAAGCGGCGAAGCTGAACGATTAGATTTAATAGCAGCATCACAAGCTGACGCATTTGAACGAGAAGAGTCTCGTAAAGATGATGAATCATCAAGAAAAGATGCCGAAACAGCTAGTAAGCTTGATAAAGAAGAAAGCGAGATTGCTAAAAATGAATCTCAAACCATCCTTAACTTAGAGAAAGCTGAGACAGAGGATGTTAAGAATCAAATCTCGACCCATACAGCAGCGGGTCAGATTGATAACCAAGAACTTCAAAACCAGCAGGTATTGAGGGAATTACAACAGCCACAGGAGCTGAATAATGCAAGTGCTAACCAAGCAGGACCTACAGGAGTGGAATAGCCACCCTGTAACAAGAGCGATAAGT